CCATGATCCCCTGAGCCTCCTCCTCAACAGATTTGATCAATCTGTGTACTATCCGCAGAGTTAGTCGTCGGAGACCATCGTTGTCCCGTAAAATTGAATTAGCCGCCCCGCTCGGAACGAGCAGTGCTAACCAATCCAAAATATGGGATACTCTGATCTCTTTCGGCTCTAACAAGCTGAAAGGGTTCAGAAGACAATAACGGACGATCCGACTAAACACACTAGCTCGTAAGCCAGATAGTTCAGGGATCAATCTGTACCATTGCGAAGCAGTGGTTGCCTTCCGAAGGAGGGCCACACTCTCGTCCTTAAGGGACGTCCCAAAACGCGTAAGTATTCTCTTGGCATATTCCCCCCTCGCAATCCAAGTTGAAGCTGACAGCTCCTCCTTGAGGGAGAGCGGAGATATATCTCCAAAAGGCGCAAATCTCCGATTCGCAAACTCGAAAGAGTTCGAATCTGAGGTCAGAGACTTAGCGATACCTATGCGGATCGAGAAAGCGGAGCATATCTCTCGATAGCTGTCGGCGACAGCTTTGTCAACAGATATGTCCACATCGTCCCCCAGTACAAGGTATGTTTTAAACCAACCGCGATGGCCAGTTCGCTTCGCAGCGAATTGAACCAAAGCATGGTGGACAAGAGCCATAGAAGCCCATGAGGACAGAGCTCCCATGGGTTGGCCGGTCCCATACTTCACAAAGTTAAGACCGTCAGGGGTCATCCACTCTCGATCAACGAGTACTTTTGCCCAGAGCTCAACTCTACTTCTAGCTTGTTCTTCTGACTCTCCCTCGGAACGAAGGAAACCAGAAAGAACCTCTTTGTAGAGAGCTAGCGGTATCGTATCGGTTGCTGCCTTAAGGTCATACGACCAGTGGGGCTTAAACCCACGATTAAAGTAAGCCTGAGTAACTCCGTCCTGGTCGAAGGTCCCGTCATTTCTTGACAGGGATCTAAGAATAGAAAAGAGGAACTCATGAACCGACTTCATCGCGGCCTGGGTAAAGTAGTCAGCGATCGCCACGATCCGGACCTTTCCGGCAGGTTCGTCAATGGCATGTAGTCTTCCAAGAATGGTTCTCGGAAACTCAGAAACAGAGGTCGGAGACCTCGATGTTTGAGGCGGATAGGCCATCTTCACAGGTGACCTAGCCGCAACCATCACACGAGCCCAATCACCCCAGTGTGTTTCACCCGCGAGGGTGTGCACAAGATTCATCATGGTGTAATCTTTATGGAGGGAGAACCAGTCGGAGACATGGTTTTCCTGTCCAGGAAGAGAACACCACGCTGAAGCGTCTAGGATGATTGATGCCATACTTGGGCCGCAAACATTGGCGCCCGCTGAACGTATGATCATACCTCGGGAGCTTTTATACTCGTAGAACGGCAGCTTGCCGGACTTAAAGTGTAAGGCCACCAACTTGGGGAAGACTTCCCTAGAGAAGGTGCAGAATTCGTCAAAGAGCGAGTTTTCCTTGAAATCAGGAGCCGCTTGTGTAATGGTAGACAGATCCGGAGCTCCGTGCTTCGCATAGAGGGCTCTGTAAATGTTTAACAGACTGGCCACCAGACGTATTATCGTCGGATGACCCTGTCTGATTCCATCACGCAAGTGAGGATCTAGAAATCTTGGAAGACCTTTTCTAAGACGGACTCCCACCCCGAGGTGGATCGTAGTTTTCAGTGGATTCCCGAAAACGTAAGAATAGACTGCAAAGAGACTTACTTTTAGGTAAGAAATCGTTGCAGCCTGTCCGTTATGTTGAAGGAGAACCTTCAAGTGGGATACCGTCGGTATCAAATACCGAAGGTATGAGACTGGGTGCTTCACTTCTATGTAATGTAGCAGCTCACGCCACCACAAATACATAGTCCGGGCCACCGTAATAGGTGACACGGTAACCATCTTCGTTCCTTTAGCAAAAGACACATTTGTCTTAACCTGATTTTGAAGGTTAAGGAAATGTTTCCAAGTTAATCGAGCACTCTTATTCCATTTCGACTCTAATTCCACCATATAGGGGGAATTTTGAGAAGAAGGAG